CGTTCGCACCGAATCGTTCACCTGGCCTATTAAGGTGTCATCGCCATCTGATGGCGGCATCCAGCACAGCCAAACATTTACAGGCAAGCTGAAGCGCTTGCGTCGTGATCAACTAAACGAATGGATTGCAAAAGGCGATCTGGACCTTGTACGTGCTGTGCTGGTTGGCTGGGATGGGGTGAATGGATCAGATGGTTTGCCGATTGAGTTTTCGGCTGCAGCATTGGATGATGAGCTGCAAGAGCAAGGATTTATCCGCGGGGTAGTCGAGGCAATCATCGAAGCCACCAGCGGAGCACAAGCAAAAAACTAGAAGGGGCCGCCAAGCATTGGGCGGCTTCTAGTTCATCCAAAGATGATGAACAGGCAGAAAAAGATGGCAAAGGCCTTGGTGTTGTTTTTGCTGACGACACCAAGAAGCCAGATGTTTTTGAAGTATGGGAAGAAAATTGGGATACGGTAATGATGTTTTGCCGAATGCAAACGCAATGGCGAACAACCATGGCTGGATACCAAGGGCTTGACTACAATGTACTTAAGTGGTTCCTTGATCTCTACGCAGTGAACGACCAAGTAGCAATGCTTGAAGGTTTGCAGGTCATGGAAATGGCAGCGTTGGAGGAGCTGAACAATGGCGGGATCTCCTAGGACTATTCGCTTCAATTTTGAAGCAAATGCCAATACGCAGGATTTAGATAAATTTAGCAAGAGCTTAAACAGCCTGCAGCAATCGCTGCCTCCGTTATCCGTAAATCTGGAGCAAGCTAGGTCTGAAATCCTGCAGCTTGGGCAGACAAATCTTCTAACTGAGAAATTAATACAGGGTCAGATTACAGCGTTGCGTGATCTGCAGACGCATGTTGCTGGCACCAGCCCGTTATATCGGCAGCTTGGCAATGATTTAAAAGGTCTAAAGGGTGATCTAGCTGAGATTACAGAAGGCAGCAAAAAAGCTGCCAGTGCAGCGCAGGAATTAACACGAGCACTTAATTCTGCCGTAGCAGGAAGCGGAAAAGGTCTTGATGCTAATGTTGCAAATTTAAAGAATAAGCTAAATGATCTTAAGTTTAACAGCGAAGAATATGCACGTGTACTTCAAAGGATTACTGAACTTGAAACCGTAGCAAGCCGCCGGCAGGGTCGTACTCAAACTATTGCCACAGCTGCTGCCTACAACGATGGCACTCTGACAAGAGGGTATGGTTCGGCTGAAAGGCTGCCTGAGCTGCCACAAACGACAGCAGGTTATCAGCAGCGGCTTAGCGAGCTATCGCATGAACTATCAAATGTAAATGTTGGCGGCCAGCGATATGTTGAGATTTCACGTGAGATCGCAAGTTTAAATACGCAGCAAGCACGATCACTGCGTACGTTAACCGATGAGCTTAATGCTGAAGGTATTGCGCTTGAAGGTGCGGCTAGGCGAGCGAAAAAGCTAGCAGATATAACTGCTGCATCACCGGCGGCACCTGGCCGTGCTGGTGTTCGTGACCCAGAGACTGGCGCAATGATTGCGCGTGGCGAAGGCTCTGCACGTGATCGGCTGGCATATAGAAAGATGCTTGCCGAGATTGAATCCCAAAAGGCTGAGATGCGAGCGGCGCCGCTAGCGTTGCCCTACGGTGATTCATCGCTGCCTGCTGTTAGAGGCGGCGCAAGGCAGGTTGGTGTATCGCGTGAATTTCTTGGTGGCGCCAGAAGCCATGACGAGGCAGCAGCTGCGCTTAGGCAGGCGAATGGGGATGCCAATGAAGCCTTGAGGCTGCTGAAAGAACAGCATGAGAAGGAAGCGGCTGAATACAGGCGGCAAGCAATGGTTCTTGAACAGCATTTAGCGAAGTTAAAAGAATTGAGGGTTAATGCAGCAAGCGCAAATATCAATGCACGACGAAGTGCAATCCAAAATGCGCCATCTGGATTTGCATCTTTTTCGCAAGATGCTATCACTTTGGTTGATGAGCAAAATAATCGTGATGCTATCAACAAATCAATAGCACGCAACCGCCGTAATCAGGGTTATCCCGTTCAGCCAGTAATTCAAGAAGCCAGCCAGTTGCAGCAATCAATAAATGATATTGGCTTAAGTAAAATTACAAACCTATCTCAAACAATGGGCGGTAGCTATAAGGAAGTAGCGCAAAGCATAAGGGCTGCAACGCAAGCATCAGATGGCAGCATTAATAGCCTTAATCATCAACGCGCATCATGGGAGCAGCTAAAAAAGGCTGTTGCGTTAACGCCCGCTGAATTGCGTGAAGTAAATAAAGAACTTACTGCAATTGATCGGAAGCTAGAAAAAACACAGCTTGGCGGTGGCGGCCGCTTGAAGCGCTTTGCGCAAACTGCAGGCACCGTAGCAGCATCTGGCGTATTTGGCGGCCCTGAAGGCTTGATAGGCGCTAGCGCAGGCGCATTTTTTGGCCCTGAAGGCGCAATGGCCGGCGGCGCGATAGGCGCTCAGGTTGGCATGATGCGGCAATCAATTAGTGACGCAGCAAGCTATGCCGCCGAATTAAGCAAGTTAAATATTGCCTTGCGTGGCGTTGCTGGAAGTGCTGCTGAGTATGCGCAAGCGCAGCAGGTTATTGCATCTGCTAGTAATGATTTTAATGTCCCGACGTTAGAAGCTACCCAATCTATGACCAAGCTTGCTGCTGCAGTTAAGGGTGCTGGCGGCAATGTAACTGATACTGAGCTTGTGTATCGTGGCGTTAGCAGCGCTATTAAGGCAACAGGCGGCAGCGCAGAAGACGTGCAAAGCGCATTGCTTGCAATGTCACAGGTATTCAGCAAGGGAAAGGTATCAGCAGAAGAACTGCAAGGCCAACTTGGGGAGCGCCTCCCTGGCGCCGTAACTCTATTTGCAAAGGCTACCGGGCGGACATTACCCCAGCTATCAAAGGATTTGCAAGATGGCACCGTTGGGCTTGCTGATTTGATGAAATTTGTGGCAGCGCTTGATAAACAATATGAGCCAATGGCAAGAAAACTGGCAAATTCTACTGAAGAAGCTGGCGCACGGATGACAGTTGCGCTTGATAAATTAAAAAAAGATTTTGGAGATTTCTTTAAGCCAGTTGGCGCAGGGATACAAGATATTACAACAAAATTAGCGAACATGGCTGATGCTGCGCTAAGAGCTATTTCAATCAATGCAAGACTGCAAGCCTTAGGTGAAGCCAACCAAAAATTTGGGTATAATTCTGTATTTGACCCTAGGCGAGCGCTTGATCCAAAATATCAAGCGTTTGTGCAAAAAAGAATATCTGAAATTGATATGGCCAACGGTCCAAAATATGGCCCTGCCAATGGCACTGAACGCCCAAGTCTCACAAGCAATTGGGATAAGCCCAAAGGCAACGGCGATAGCACATTTGAAAAAGAACTAAAAATTCGCCAAGATACCGAATATAAATTAGCTGATGCGGCAAAGAAAAGAGAAGAACAGCTTGCTGACTTAAGGGAGCAAACTGTAAAACGTGTTACTGTATTTGAGCGCCAGCTTGGCGAACAAAGATTACAGCTTGAAAGGCAGTCCGCTGAAGCACGACGCCGCTCTGTTGAATATGAGCAAGATTTTGCGCTTGAGGCCGAACGGCGGCGGTTGGCTGGGCTTGGACTTAGCACCGCAGGCATTGATGAACAGCAAAAGCTAAATGATATTCAGCGACAGTTTTCTGAAAAGAATATACAAATTCAAGATTCAGCCGCTGACAGGAAGCGAGCGCTTGAGCTTTCGATTGAGGAGTTTAAGCTTCAAACTGCAGATAGTATTGGCAAAATTAATGAAGGCTATGCGCGAAGCACTGCAGACATCATAGAAAACGCTGGCCGTAAGCTTGCTGAACTTATGGAAAAGGGAGCACGCAAGGCTGCCAATATTTTAAATGGCCAAAGTTCAGATACTGGTGCCGCCGTAAATCCTGCGGCTAGCAATATGGCTGGTGCTGGTAGGTATATTCAAGGCGGATTTGGACCCAAAGGCCCCGGCTCATATGGGCCTCATTTTGATATAAAGCGAACTGATAATAGCTATTTTCCCCGTAATTCCCTTGACCAATATGTAAGCGTTAACGGCAGCCCTTTGAGTTCCGGCCTTACCGTTGATGGTGGTCAGTATGGGGCATCAAGAGATGGAGGAAGCCGACCCCACACTGCTTGGGACTATGCGTTTGGTGGCCGTGCTGCACTTACTTTAAAAGGCGGCGCTGAATGGCTTGGCAGCAGCAAGGGCTCCTATGGTGATAATGCAGTATTCATGGCAGATGGCAAAGTTTATAGAATAATTCACGGCACCTTTGAAAAAGGGAAGCCTATTGCTTCCCAACAACCAATTCTCCAGGTTGATTCTCGACCTGCCACCTTTGACAGCTCAGCCATCATGTCCCGCAGCAATGCGCAGGCTAAAAGGCTATCAAAAGCTGGCGCAAATCTAGCTAAGGATCAAACAGAGGAAAATAAGACTAGAACTAGTGCTTTGTATAGCCGTAATTTATCCGAAATCACAAGAGATGTTGATGTTCAAGCGAAATCAGCTAAAGACCAACTAGGCGATTACGCCCGGTTGACGCAATTGATGAAAAGTGGCTTGAGCCCTGAATTAGCCAAGCAAAGAGTAGATCTTGAACGCATGGCGAAAGTTGAAGCTGAAAAACTTAAAACAGATGAAGCTATGTATGCTGGGTTGCTAGCGTCTGGCAATTTGACCGAAAAAGATAAAGCAAAATATGAAGACTTACTGCTTGCCGTCCGCACTCGCCTCAGCCTGCAGCCTCAAATCATAGAAGGGATCATGGCTGAAGCCAAAGCATTGGCACGTGCCACTGAACAACATCAAAAGCTACTAGAGCTAGCAAAAAGCGTTGCCGATACCATAGGCAATGGCATGACCCAAGCAATTGATTCATTGCTTAGTGGCACCAAGAACTGGGGCGACAGCCTTAGGGAGATTGGTTCTGGCGTACTAAAGGATATTGCAAAGCAGTTATTGCAAATGTCAGTTGTTGCGCCAGCGACCAAGGGCATTAACAACTTGCTGCAGTCGCTGATTCCAACTGCGCTATCCACCCTTGGCTCCGGGTTGGGTGGATCGCTTACAGGATTTTCGCTCGGCGGCGCTGGCAGCGGCCTCGGTGGAGCGGTCGGAAGCCTCGGCAGCGCAATGAGCCCAGTCACCAGCCTGCCTAGCTTTTTTGCCAACGGCGGCATCATGACCTCAGCAGGTCCAATGCCATTAAGGCGCTATGCAACCGGCGGGGTTGCCAATACACCACAAATGGCAATGTATGGCGAAGGTAGCAAGCCAGAGGCATTTGTGCCATTGCCTGATGGTCGTTCGATACCGGTAAAACTTGACCCCAGCAGTGCAATGACAAGATACCAACGTCAAGGATCGACAAGCATGGCCAGTAGCGCTGGCGGCGGCGAACAGGTGCCAGGGGGAAGCGGCACCAATGCTGCTATTGATGTAAATTACACAGTCGAACGCATCAATAACGTGTCTTACGTCACTGATGAACAATTCCAGGTCGGGTTGCGGCAAGCAGCAAAACAAGGCGCAACCATGGGACGCCAGCAGGTTATGTCTGACCTATCCAACAAGCGCAGTGTTCGCAGTAGGCTAGGGCTATGAGCATTCAAGCCATTGCAAATTTTATAGAGTTTCAATCGGTAGATGGCAACAGCCAATCGCGCTATCAAAACGGCAAAGTGGGCGGCATTATTGCCTATGGTGGCTATGATTACAATTATCTTAGCTTTTTATACCAAGGCGCCAGCAAGAACCGCACCGGCGACAATATATCCAGTTCGCTGACAATTGCTCAGAATGCTGTATCAATGAATATAGCCCAACAGGCTATAAGCAATTTCTGGGGTATCAGGGTAGATACCCTAGCTGTAAACCCAGACACCATGGCCGTAGGCAGGTTGCTGTCCAGCGAATACTGGATTGCTACAACAATGACCTACGACACCACCGCTGTGGTGATTGAGCTTAGTAGCGGCATTGATGCTGTTGGTGCAGATGCGCCATCGCGCTCTCTTACCCGTGACTTAGTAGGTGCCTTGCCATTAAGCGCATCCATCCGCAACGGCTAATAGGCATGGGTTACCGTCTGGGCGCAATCCCAGCGGTACATGGTATGGGCGACTGTCTAAGTCTGGCCTGTGCTGTTTTGACGTGGTACGGAATTGACGTACCAACGCCTCAACGGGATTGGTATAGGCGGCTTAAACGTGGCGACCGAAGTGTCTTCCCCGAACAACTGGCATTATGGGGGCAGCATACTGATATTCCTAAGATGGGCGCAATAGGGCTAACCCCAACCGGGCTAACGGTTTTTTACGAGGACGGATGGCTCTATTACAGCCCAGAGGAGCGAGTAACATGGATGCCCCTGGGACTACTTACGGAGGCAGAGCTTTACTGCCCTCGGAAGTAGCGCTATGTAATACGGTCGGTTTAACAGCAGAAGAGTATTTATATTTTTGCCAGCTAAGTGATGTATACGACGGCACAAGGGACGCTGAATATCAACATATTCCTGATATTAGAAATATTCCTGTTGTGCCTATTGTCACAACTGTAATTGGCCTCGCTATATCTTATGGCGTTCAAGCGCTCTCGCCAAAACCAAAAGCGCCATCAGCACCAACTAGGGTGGCAACACCTGAAAAGACATCCGCAGCACCAATAGATACGCCTGATATTAACGGACAGACTCGGTTCACATCTTTATATGGATTTGAGTCGCTGCAAAGCTTGGCGGCGCTTGGCGAAATACAGCCACTGGTGTTTACTAATTACAACGCCACGACAAAGACCGGTGGCATTCGCGTCAAAGCCTTGCTGCTGTGGTCACAGTTGTTAAGCCATGGCTCAGGCCAAGCGCTTAAAGCTTTATACACCTTGGGCTCAGGCCAACTGGCTGATAAGCCTGATTTCGATGGCTACGCAATAGGCGACCAGCTACTAAAAAACTACACCAGGTCTAGGCTGGCGCTGTATTTCCGCACAAATGGCGGGCGCACAACAGAAGCAGACCGTTATTCACAGTACACACTGACCGCAAACGGTGTTAATGACCCATTCCTTGCCCGCGATGAGCAGACTGGCACGGATGTATCGCTGTTTTCCGGTGCCCGTACACCAGGCTCACAGACAGTATTTGGAGCATATGCACCAGTAAATAATGGCGCACCTTATTGGCTACCGTATGAATTAGTGTTGATATTTAAAAATGCAACAAATAGAATCGATTTAGTAAAGAAAAGAGAAAAAATTGTTCAGTCATATGCGCCGCGCCAAGCAATGACTCATATAAATGGAGTGCCGCTAGGTGGCCCCACTACTGGAGAAATTGGTGTTGGTGACACAATGTACTACACAATCTCATCTATAGATGAATCGGAAGGTGAATATTTCCCGCACGGTCTAAGCGATGTAAATAGTGGTACACGAGAGCGTCGCATATTCGCTGACGACACTTTAATTGTAGGCGATACTTATTTGTTTGGTTCAGCAGTTGTTCAATGCACTGACGTTAGCACAACTGACGTATGGCAAGTCGGCCAGAACAAAGTCTGGCAATTTACCTGCATCGAGGCTGGCGCTTCATATTTTCAACCTACCAATACAGCTAGATATGTCGGAAATTTGCCATATGGTTTTCATTTAATGCGGATGGAATATGCGGTTGTGGCCAATAATAGAAAATGCGACCAAACGGAAATTGGTATCAAATCACTGGTATGGAAGCAGATAAATGGATTTGCAAATGTCAACAGCCAGCCACCTGCTGCGGTCATCAGTTTCTATGAAGAATTAGATGCAAGTATAACTCTGGGACGTGTAAATAAATATATTCAACGTTTTAGTTTTTTTGTGCTTGAAATACGCTTAGCTGGAACTAATACATGGTTTGACATGAGCGGCGGCACCGTATTTGCCGTAAGAGGAACAACACAAGAACCAATATTTAATTTTATTCGCATTTCACACTCTTACAATCAATATGAATTTAGACTTAGGCCAATCCCAGGTTCTGTTGTATTTGCTAATTATTTAAATAAATTTGTTAATTTGCTAAACGGTAATGGATTTACTTCATATAGTGTTGGCGGGGAGCACATAGGATTCAGTGGCACGCCATTCCCACTCACGCCTTCGGCATTATCAAATCCTGAATTTATAGTTGGCATCCCCCCAGTAGATATTGGAGCAGTGACCAGTTTCCAAGCTTCCGGGACAGGCACAAAACCCCCTGGTGCTTTTAGATGGGTTCAAAACGATGCTCCAGCGCTGGAAATAGTAAATCCATATAATTTAAGCGCAGTCTGGAGTAGGGCTGATGGCAAGGAACTAAAAGCTTACTATAAAGGCATAAATGTAACAAGTCAGTATAGTGACCCTCCAGCAAATGGTAGTTTGTATAAACCAAATCTATCCGCATCCCCAATTTTTCACCAAGCCTGGTTCGGATGGGTTTTGCTTGAGAATCGGTCTGCCAATTTTGAAAATTGCGTACGAACCAGACAAGGCTCCACTGAAATAGTAGTGCTTTGGGACGGTGTTGATGTATCAAGTAGTTCAGGAGAAAACAAGACATATCGCACTGGGTCTTTTGCGTATGAATATCAACAAACAAAAGCAGGCGAGGGTTATGATGCATATGGAAATCCACAATTATTAGTTACAGCTGAATATGCGGCCAACTATACCGGTGTATGGATAAATCAAGTCATGTATGAATATGAAGTTCGTGCTTTTTACAATGGCATCAATGTATCACACCTATTTGTCGCAGACCCCGAAAGCGAAAGTAGCCCATTTTACTATAACGGTGTGCCGCAAGAAATTATTTATGGTAAAAGTTATCTTTATACGGTTGACCCGAATAATGGCGGCCCTTGGAATGTGTATGCAATTCAAGCGTATAGAGCGAAACAAGGAACACCACTATACTACTATTACAATATTCAAAAATGGGAACTACAGGACACGCGGCCCGAGGTTTCCTACGACTGGTATATCTATCCAATTTTAAAAGGCGCATGGCAAAGTGAACCATCAAAAGTAATTGCAAGCTATGAAAATCGCGCTGTTGTAGGTGGTTCTGGCACCGGTTTATCAATTAACGCATTTTCATTTGGCAACAATTATTGGGAATTTGTCGTTGCCCTTCCAGGTAGCGGTTACAAAAATGGTGAAAGCATTTCACACACTTTGCCAGATGGCACAAAAATATTGTTAATTGTAAATACTGCGGATTCAAATTTAGCGCAAAGCAATATAAACTGCAATCCATATGATGCCTTGGCAGATTATCCTAAATTTTCAGCAGAACGCGCCAGCCATCAAGATGGGCCAGAACATTCAATTGTATACGTTAATGAGCAGATTCGCCAGACAAATATTCCCCAATACACTGGTTTAGCTCTGGCTGGGTTACGGATGTTGTCAGGGCGCGAATGGACACAATTATCTCAACTAACTGCCTACGTCAAAAAAGGCATCCTAGTGGAGCGCTTGATTGATGACAATGGACAGCCCACCAATTCACTGATTGCACCAACCAATAACATTGCCGAAATTATTTACAACCTGCTAGTAAATAAAGATTTTGGAGCAGGCAGTAAGATTACCGCCGCTAGCGTGGACCGTGACCGAATGCAAAGCGCCGCGCAATTCTGCCGCGCAAATGGCTTCACCTGGGACGGTGTACTGCAATCCAGGGTAAACCTACGCAGTTGGATATTTGAACAGGCCGGTTATGCGTTGATGGACTTTACTATCCTTGGTGGTCGGTTTAGTTTGGCCCCATCGGTACCATTGAATAGTAATTTTGTTATAGATAGCAACCAGCCGCCAGTTATTTCCGCATTGTTTACAGATGGCAATATGCGAAATATGCGGGTATCTTGGTTGTCGCCTGATGACCGGCGCCTATTCAAAGCCGTTATTCTTTACCGTAAGGAGGTTGTAAACGGATTTAGCGAGACGCAAACAATAACCATTAGGCTCAGGGATGGCGAAGGCGGAAGCGACACTGACCCAGATGAGCGTTTTGACCTAAGCAATTTTTGCACCAGCAAATATCAAGCGCAATTATTTGGCCAGTATGCACTGCTGCTACGAAAATATCTCGACCACAGCATTTCATTTGAAACAACACCCCAGGCAGCCGCTGGTATGCAACCTGGCTCATATATCAAAATCGTTAGCGAGGCATCGCACACTTCACGGTTTAGCAATGGCAGCATCAGTGGCGACGGTTACGTGACCACCAGCAATGGCTTGGGCGACGGCAGCCACAACATCATCTACTGGCGCCCAGGTGATACAAATGTTTCGTCCGCGTCGCTAGTCATCGCCAGCAACAAAACAGACGACTCAGCCCTATTTGGCTGTGTGTTCACCGTCGTCAATTCAGAGGTCAACAAGCGAATTTACAAGGTTGAAGAAATTGCCATAGGAGAGGATGGACTAATGCAGGTAACAGCAAGCCACGCACCAGTTACTGAAACCGGAGCGCTTGCTATACTTGGCATGGACCCAACTCGCTTCGTAATTGAAGAGGGCTAATGGCAGCGGTAAAATTCCCAGCTTTGGCACCTACCGCCCGGTCTTATTCCCCCGGCGAGTTTGCGTCAACGGAATTTAAGGCTCTCAATGGCTCCATAACAAAACTTCGTTATGGAAATAGGCGCCATAACTCAACACTATCATTAACATTTGCCAATATTAGTGATGTTAATGCGGCACTAATTTTAGAACATTATAGCACTATAACTGTTTCCGGCGATTGGGCGTCATTCCTGCCTGACACAAATACAACAGTTTATGAATTTCGATCTGTTGGAATGCCGCAATTGCTAGCAGTTGCCGAATATTCTACAAGATACACAGGTGTTTGGGAACAGCAAAATACTGGCCAAGTGCTTGCCTATTACAACGGTACAAATTATACAAGCTTGTACGCTTCAAATATTGCTGGAAGGACTGCGCCATTTATAGTCGGTGGAGTAACTCAAAAAGTTGTTTTTACCAAAGCGGCATTTTATATGGTTGACCCGAATAATGGCGGCCCTTGGAATGTATACTATATTCAAGCGTATCAATATCAACCTGTATTAGTAAATGTCGCCACTGCTGGGGTGTCTGGGTCGTTGGTTTCATGGATGGAAGAGAGCGCTAGTGGCTTAAGATGGCGGTATGCATCCCCGCCAAAAGTCAGTAGTGTAAAAAGGGGGCTCAGCACGGTCGAATGCGAATTTATTGCCAACCTTGATGGAGACTGACCATGGCAGCCAAATATTATTCTGGTCGAGACGGCAAAATTACATTTAATGGCTCTTTAGTGGCAAAGGTCAAAAGCTGGAGCCTGACAGCTAACGTCGAAGCGCTTGAAACCACCGTCCTATCGGAAAATTCGCGCACTTATACTCCTGGCATCAGAGACGCCAGCGGTTCATGCAGTGTTTTATACTATGACAACGCTCCAGTAAGCCTGATTCAACGGGTCATAAGCGTTACAGCACCTACGAATTTGGATAAGTACCGAATGATTTTGGGCTTTGGGGACAAGGCCATCGAATTTGATTGCATCATTACAAGCGCAGAACTGGCTTGTAGTGTTGGTGAAGTCATGACCGCAACTGTGCAATTCACCATGACTGGCGACTTTGCCAGTCTAATTCTCTAATGACTGTATTTCTCGGCATCCATGGGTCGGTAGAACTGCGCCGCACCTCCAGCGACATAGCAATCACTGGCGTTGTAAAAATCGCAGACGTAAGCGCGGCTAAGGATAGATTTAGCTTTGAGTTTGGAGACCAAACTTTCTTTACCGGCGACAGAATTTCAATTACTTCCATTAATGGAAGTACACTTGATTTTATTGAGGCATCTGGATGGTACGATGCCACTCAACAGTCATCTGGCAGCTGGTACGTAAATGTAGATGCAATGGGGGGTTTAAAACTTTATAGCAATCACGTTAATGCAATTGTGGGCGGCGCAACTGGCTTGGTAAGCTTGACCACAGCCAACCGGGACATACCAATATCAGTTAAAATCGCCCAAAGCCATTCGCGTATTATCGGCAATGTGACTCAATATGAATTAAATAATTCACGCGAAGCAGTCGATGTAACAGTGCTAAGCGACGAGTTTAGGCAGCAAGCCAGCGAACTAATCACAGGCAGTGGAACGCTGTCATGTTTGTTCGACCACACCGCGCTAGCTGGAGGCAACAGTGATGAGGAAGCATCATCCTATTTTCATCATTTAATTCTACGCCAGCAGTTTGGCTCACAGTTCTTTGGCAAGTTTTATGTCGTGCCGCCTGGTATGTTACCTGGCAATAACAGTTACGATAGCATTTGGTTTGAGTTTGAAGCACTCATAACCAATAGTGGATTAGTTTTTGATTCATCGACTGCAATT